AAGATTTTCCACTTCCTGAATTACTTCTATTTGGTAAGAGTCCATAATATTTTTATTTAACTTGATTATCTATTAACTTTATTAAATCCTTCCTATCACTTGCTTTTATTCTAGGGTATCTTTCATCAACTAGATCAAAAATATATTCTGATAATTCTACCCCTTTCAATTCTTTGCACAATTTAATCTTAGAAAAAAACTTTCTAATTTTAATTTTCTTTTCAACTACCTTAGATAGCTTTATTGACACTCTTTCCATTTTACATTTATTCATAATTATAGTCCTATACATTGTTTATATTGATCGCTTTTAATATCGCACTTACTCGCTCCTGCGAATACAGAGAATAATAAAAACACAAAAGATATTATTATTAATATTGTATTTTTCATAATTATTTTATTAAGTGTTTGATCTTATCTAATTGACTTTGTGTTAGTTCAATTTGGATTTTTTCATCTTCGATTATCTCAATTTCTCGATCTAGGCATTTGTGGAGTGAGTTATTTCTTGTTCCTGAAATTGATTTACATTTTAAAGATTCATAAGCTATGCAAAAAGCATAATATTTTATGTTATCAGCATAGATCGTGCGAGCATAGAGATTGCGAGCATTGATATTGTAAGCAACGATATTGTGAGCAATATCGATATTGTGAGCATTGAGATCATGAGCAACGATATTGTGAGCAATATCGATATTGTGAGTAACGATATTGTGAGCATCGATATTGAGAGCATCGATATTGAGAGCATCGATATTGAGAGCATTGATATTGTAAGCATCGATATTGTCAGCAACGATATTGTGAGCAACGATATTGTGAGCTTTTAGATTACAGGGAATTTTACAATCAAAAGTGATCTCTAAATCCTCCATCAATACTATTGTGTTGTATTCATTGGCAGTTGCTATTAAATCGTCTAGTTCTTTTTGTGTTGTTATTTTCATGATTATATTTTATAAAATTCTATTAATTGCTTTGGTGTTGCTTTTATATTAAAACAAGATCCAGCCATATGTTTTTTAGCTTCTTTATTTTGCTTTACTGCCGCTAGTACTATTTCTGGCGTTTTTTTTAAAACATATCTTAAAGATAGTCCGTCTTTTTTAACCATTTCCAAACATTCTTTGTCGGATTGATTAAACTTTAATTTTAATTCAAAAGGAGTCATAATTATATAAATTTACTTAATAACCTAACCAAGAAGAATCTAAAAGGGCTTAACCTCGCTAGATTTGTTAAACTTCCCTCATCGTGGAAATCTATTTTATAGAGATAAAAAATCTTATATTTTAATTGTCTAATTGCTTGAATTTTGTTAGTCATAATATTATTGATTAAATTTGATTACCTCTTAATATTAGCAACCCACTTTCTAATTGTCAAGAACTATTTGCAATTTAATTTTAACTGTTTAATATTAATTTTGCAGGGGGTTCACTTCTTTTTTCATATTTATGTTGATTTAGAATATTGATTACGCCCCCCTGCGATTCCCCTTTACATTTAAAATTCATATACTAGAATAATTAACGAGGCGAGCGGCTTAATGGTTTGGGTCGCTCAGATCTTTAAGTTTTATTACTACTTTCATAAATAATACTTTATACAAAACGCATATTTTGTATAATACACACTTTTAATTGGCTAGGTATTTGAAAAGGTATCTAGCTTTTTTTATGTCCGAATTTCCCTTTTTTATTTTCATTTTTTTAATTTTTAATAAGCTATTAGCCTTTGCTTTCTCTATACTCAATCATTAATGATCTCATTAATGAAATCATTGATTATATATAAATATAGATATAAATAAAGATATAGATAATAATATTTTTCTTTTGTTTCTTTTTTTTTAAAATTTTATATTGACTTATAAAAATAAATAATTTAACTTTTAAACAGGACAGATATTCAACAATAATAAATTGACTTTTAATTAGGTTGGTTTATATTAATAAATGAGATTGGGAGTATTTCTAAGTTGTTGAATGTCCTAGCTTTCAATCTCAATAATTCAAAATAGGACAAAATGACAACTCAAAAAACTACATATTTAAAAATAACACCTAAAATAAATGAGTTATTTTCTGATTTAGATTATGATGAATTAGGTTATATTATTTCAACTACTATTAATAATAAGGAATCACTATCTTCTGATAAAAAGCTAAAAGCCATCACAAACTTAGTTCAAAAAGAAATAATTTTAGATCCAAGTTTAATAATCGAAGATGAGTAAATACAAACCTCTTTATTCAAATTTATGGAACGATCCAGACTTTGAAAAATACACGCCACAAGAAAAATTAATTTATATCTTTTTAATCACTAATCAAGCAGTAGAGAAAAGCGGTATTTATAAAATAACTATAAAACAAATCTCTTTTTATACTGATTGTAATAAATCAATCATTAATGACTTCATTAATAAACTCATTAATGATAATAAGATAAAATATGATTTTGAGAAAGGAGTAATATTTATCAAGAATGTTTTTAAATTCCAGAAAGGAATGATTAAAAATAAAAAGATAATGTTTATATCCTTACTTAAAAATTATCAAATGGTTAAAACTGATTTTTGGCAAGAGTTTTTTGATCTATATATCAATGATGAAGTCATTAATGAATTCATTAATGACGCCATTAATAAAGAGGTTGCAGATTTTATTATTAATAAAAAGCAGGACAAGCCAAAAAAACCAAAAGAAGATAAGAAAGAAGAATGTAAATCAGAATTACCAGATTTTATAAATCCTGAAATTTTCAAAGATTTTAAAAATATGAGAAAGAAGATGAAAAAGGAAATGACAGAAAGAGCAGAAAAGATGATAATTAAAAAACTTAAAGAATTTGAAGAATTAAAATCAGGTAATGCAAATATAACACTTGAGCAATCTATATTAAAAAACTATACAGATGTTTACGAACCTAAAACCAATACCACAAAAAACACAGGAATAGACTTTAATAAATTAAATTAACTTAAAAATGATAAATAAAAAAACAATAGCAGATGGATTTAAAATAATATTAATTGACAATCCAGACTTACAAAAAAACTTTACAACAGAAATATTTCAAGAAAAATTAGATTTATTGGAATTAGAATTAAAAGAATTTACAGAAGATCAATTCAATAATGCTATTTCTCAAATAATGAAATATGAAAAGTTATACAGTTTACCAACTTTATATCATTTCTATAAATATATGCAATCAGAATCAAACAAAGAGCAACACACAGTCGATTTAATCAATAAAATGATAAATGCTACATTGATTAATAGAATAAGCATTAAAAACTCAAATTTAGCTTGTTTTCACACAACGAAAGAAAATAAAGAAAAGCTAAATAATTTACCAGAAGATCAGAAGCGAGAAATTAGAAAAATTGTAAAAGATAGTTTTGGAATTAAAGAAATTGAATATATTTATTAATTATGACTAAATACGAGAACATAGAAGCGGAGCAAGTAATAATTGGATCTGCAATAATGAATAACAGCCTACTTCTAAATATAGCTGATATATTAGAAGAAAAGCATTTTTACTATGAAGAGCATAAAGCTATATGGAGGGAATTTATAAGAATAGGAAAAGAAGGGGGGACTGCTGACCCTGTAACCCTGAAGGAATGCCTAAATAATAATATAGCCTTTAAGCATCTAGGAGGTAGTAAATACCTTTTAGTATTAATGCAATTAGCAAATGGAACTGCCGATATAAGAGGTTATGCAAAAACATTAATTGAGTTGTGGAAAAAAAGAGAATTAGAAGTCTTAATTGAGAATTGCAAAGAGTCATTGCAAGACAAGAATTTTGATTATTTATCTTCTAAATTACAGAACGATATGTTAAAATTAGATAGTAATAATCCAGTGCAAAAGGTGCAACATATGTCAGAGGTAATTGCCGATATTGAAAATGACGAAAGAAATTTACTAGATAATGATTTTGTAACAACAGGATTTAATAAATTAAACCATATATTAAATGGTGGATTTCACAAGAAGCAATTAGTTGTAGTAGGTGCCAGACCTTCCGTTGGTAAAACTTCAATTGCTCAACAAATGATATTAAAAGCTAGTGAGTCAGGTAATAAATGCTTATTTATATCATTAGAAGTTGATAAAAAAAATGTATTCCTAAAATTTGTTAGTAATATGGTTAGCATTGACGGCTATAAACTGCAAATGAGAAAGTTTAATGAATCAGAATCAGAGGCAATAAAACAGGCTAAAGAAGATTTAAGAGAATTAAATATTTATGTCAATGATTCATCATCTCTTAATGTATCACAAATTGAAAACATAATCAAAAAGCAATTAGAGATAGAGCCAGTTGATATAGTTTTTATTGATTATATCCAGATCATAAGATTTTTAAATCAAGGCAATTTTAATGAAGCTAGTGCCATAAAAGAAAACACAAGCCGATTAAAAGAAATAGCTAAAAAATATAATGTAGGAGTTGTAGCGTTAGCACAAATTAGCCGTAAAGGGGTTGAGAATAACCAAGAGCCAACAGTTAATGATCTAAAGGGTTCTGGAGGTATAGAAGAGGATGCAGATGTTGCAATATTGTTGCATAGGGATAAAAACCAAGAAGATGACGGGAGTTATTTTGCTAATAATGGAAAGTTAATAATTGCCAAAAATAGGCACGGAGCAACGGGGGTCGTTGGCTTTGAGTTTGAGGGTAAATTTTCAAGATTTACCGAATCAGTAAATAATTTTTAACATGGAACACATAAGCAAACCAATAGAAAGAATATTAAAAGAAATTAAAGAAAATGATAATAAAAACTGAAGAGTTAACATGGTCAGATCTAAAAGATTTTAATGATATACTGGAATCTTACATAAAAAATGTAAATATATTTATTGGTCAACCATTTACTAACCTTGAGGGGTGTCAAAAGTGGTATGTTAAAGAATATATAAAACAATCTTTAAAACTAAATAATAGACATACTTGGTTAATGTTAAAAAAACAAGGTAAAAATATTGGAGTGCTGGGGTTAAGTGGAGGTTGTGACGGAAGCGGAGAAATAACCATTGCCATCAAAAAACGATATAGAAAAAAAGGGTATGGTGCTTTATTCTTATTATTGGCAGAAATTTATATTCTAGACAGGGATAAAACTATAGATTACCTATACGCAGAGCCTAATAAATATAGTAAAAAAATATTTATAAAAGCAGGATATACCATAGATTGGTATGAGCCTTCTAAATACATTAGATAACTTAAATTAAAATAATTATGAACAATATAGAATTTCCAATAAGACTAAACCCTAAAAACATAGGGTTAATAACTAAATTCATTAACGAAAAAATGGATATAAAAGCTAAAATATTAAAGCAAAACTTATCACAGAATAGAATTGACGAACTGCCATATAAAAACATTAGCACCCATGATCGAACAGGATATAAACACGCTTATATAAAAATAGAGGATATGTCAATTGAAATAGGTGACGAAATCCATATTGTAGGTGGTAAAATAACAGTAAAAAGAAGCTTGATTTATAAATAATAAGTTTTAAAATAAAAGAGTAATCAAATAATCAAATAATTATGGTAAACAAAGTAATATTAATAGGATCACTAGGACAAGACCCTAAGTTTTCAAACTTAAACAACGGTAAAGAAGTCGGAGAGTTTTCCATTGCCACTAATGAGTACTGGAAAGACAAAAACACAGGCGAAAAGCAAAGCAAGACTGAATGGCATAATATAAAAGCGTTCAATAGTGTTGGATTTGTTAAGTACCTTAAAAAAGGCTCTAAAGTCTATATTGAGGGAAGCCTCCAAACTAAGAAAAGCGTTGACAAACAAGGGGTAGAACGATATTATACTAGTATTCTTTTAAATAAAGTAGAATTACTAGATAAGAGAGAAAGCGACCAGAATATTAACAAAGGAAATCAACAACAAGAAGATGATAACCTTTCGGAAATTCCCTTTTAAAATGACCAGACTAGAACAATACATAAAAACCTACACAACAAAACACAACTTCACTATAAGCGAAAAGCAGGAGGGGTTAATTGAAAAAGCTAAGGCCAGATTTCTAAAAAGAAAAAAGGGTATAGATACATTTAAAATGCTATTTATCCAGAATATAAACAGCTTCAAGCTAGATTTATCAGATGTATTTGAGTATAAGGCGGAAGGAAGAAAATAATTGACAATAAGAAAAAGATTCTTATAATTACCTTACAATTTAGTATTGTTACAATTAAAAGAATCACTAATGACCAAAACAAACGCAAGAGACAAAAAGGTGTCTGGCAGACCAAGAATTATCCCCCAAAAGTGGAATAAAGAGCTAAAAGAAAAGATTTTAGAAAACTATAAGAAAGGAGGGAGTGATATAGTAGCAATCGATTTATTAGATATATCAAGAGAATCTTTTTATCATACCTTAAGAACACCAGAGGAAGATCTAGAGCCTGAAGAGGTTGAGTTTTTGCATACAATAAGAAAGGGAAACATATCAAGTCAGGTTTGGTGGGAAGAAATGGGAAGAAAAGGGATGATCGGAATGATTGATGGTTGGAACACTGGAACGCATGTTTTCCACATGAAAAATCGATTCAAAAAAAGCGGATATGATGCAAGTTGGGCAGATAAACAAGATTTAGAACAAAGCATTAAATCAGAGGATGCGGTTAACATCTCTTTTAACCTAAAAAGTGATAATTTACCAAAAAAATAAACCCTTATCCAACAAGGGAAAAATGCTAACTCGTCCTACGGTGGAGACCAAAAAAAATTCATTAATTATTTACTTGACAATTAGAAACTCACTTGGTAAACTAAAGGAGTAATCAATTCAAATCAAAAAAACTATGAGAATATTAACAGACTGGGAAAAACAAGAATTAAAAAATAAATTAAAAAATCTAACTGATAATAATTGACACAATGAATCAAGATTATT